ACTGGTTTAGCAGCTACTACCTTGCTCATTTCTTCTCGGCTTGGTCTCTTTCCTTTAGGCGCATAACCTGCATTTGCAAGTGCTCTGCCGATTGCCGAAGTCTCACAATTCTCCAATGCTGAAGTCTGATTAACCCCTCGGCTAGTAACTGTTTCCTCAGCGTACCCTGTTGCCCATGCAACGCCATCTTCAGCATTCTTAAATAGATACGCCTTAACAATGTATCGAGTAGCCTCGACCACTTCCAACTCAGTTGCAATACGGAACGCTGGATAGTCCTTAATAAACTTTTCAAGTCTCACCTCTACTGGCTCGTAATCGGCTAAATTAAACATAAAGTTCGTTTTCCTCTGTGGCTAGCTGCCCTGCGAGTGCGCCATATGAGCAGAGATCGACCCAGTTGTCGATGTGTTGTGCTGATTGATTAGTCCTTGCAAGCTTAACCAAGACCATGATCCCTGCCACCTGATAGTCGTGTATCGGTGTTTGTAAGTATGCTGAGAGCAGCATTGCTGTGTGTTGCAAGTTATCCGCAGGATGACCATATGACAACCCACGATCACGGATCGTGTCGGTGGCGGTGAGTAGGATTTCATTAGCGCGCATCTGTTGTCACTCGCTGAAATGACTTAGCAACGATTAGACCTTCGCGCTTGCCTTCGTTAAAACCCTTAGCCCAGCCGACCAAGTACCATAAAGCATTGGCTGCTAAAAGCAACACAATCATTGGCATCTCAAAGCTCATTTATTCGCCCTTTTCTTTAGTAGTTATTAGCACTTTTCGCACCAAATTGATGAATTGTTCTTCCACTCTAGAGCTTGCTTCTTTGTCTTAAAGTCACAAGTAAAGCCATGCTTCTCGCATACAAGTGTCCAAAATTCTTCTTTGATTAATGTCGTTGTGCTTGTCATGGCTTTAGTGTTGCATAAACCCCAGACGAATCAAGCACATCTTGGTAACGAAATGATAACGATTATCTAGGTCTGCCGTATGACTTTCCAGCGACTATGAATGTGCCGTCCTTCTCGATGTGAATAAGATCTACCTGCACCTTAGTCTTATTGACATAGATGATGGCGAATGCTTGCTGCCAGTTAGCCACACCCTTAGTATAAGCAGCTTGCTTAAAATCCATGAGATTGCCTACCTCGACACCATGTAGGACACGCCCTATACGCCCTCCAGAAGCCTCTGAGAAGGCTGAACGCCCTGCTCTGTGGGTATGACCTGAGATAACATTCTTTCCATGCCTACGAGCCGCTTCAAGGGCTGATAAGCCCCCCTGTGGCTTGATGGGTGTGTGGTCTCCATGGACTGCAATCCAGTTAGGTGCAATAGGCATTGGGTTCTTATGGAAGGTTATACCCAGTTCATCGAACTTCATAAACTTCTCAAAGCGCAGCTCTGGCAATGCTCCGAATGCTGGGACTTTAGCCATGATGATGTTGTACAGGCGATCTGTATGATTGCTACGAATGCAATCTGTGACGCCTAACTCCCAGAGCAAGTCCACAGCTTGATTGCGGTCATCATCGAGCGTTTGAGCATAAGAGCCCATGCGCCCCTCTTCCCACTTGCTTATCTGTGGCAGGTCAATCTCATCGCCTATGGTGACTACTTGGTCAGGCTTAAACTTCTTGATGAAACTAGCAAGATTACGAGTTGCTACCTTATCTTCATATGGTACTTGAAGATCTGACACGACTACGATTCGCTTAATCGTCATCCTCATCTATGTAATCGCCTAACTTCTCTGGCGGTATCCCATCAGGCAAGATCCAATGCGGATAAGCCTGTGGCTCTGTAATCATGAACATGGCAACATCTTCTGCAAAACCTGCACGCTTTAGAGAACAGAAGTATTCATAAAGTCCAATGCAATAAGCATCAAGCTTCGAGTAACCCTGTTCTTCTAGAGCCTTAGTTGCTTTTCTAGCCATAGCACTATGTTACCTGTCAAGCAAGATGTTATAGATCTCATCCACTCGCGTGTTGAGTCTTTTGATCTCAGACAATAGGTGTGTGATTACATAGCCAGACAAGCCGCCTAATGCTGCAATGGTGGCAAGGTAAAGCGTAAAGAAGTCTGACTGTGTCACTTCTTGATGCCCATAGAAGGATCGTTAGGTGAAAGGTAGCGCAGTACAGGTGGAAGGATAGATGCAATACCAGCTGCGATAAGAGCCTTAGGATCTGTGACCCCAGCCGCCGCCATGCTGATTACTGCAACCAAAAAGGCTCTCGCCCAAGATCCTGCTGCTGTCTTTAGTTCATTCATTAGTTTCCGCCTAACATAGGTATCTGAAAAAAAGCCCCATCATTGTCAGCTTCTTTCTTAAAGCTAACATGCATGTGCTTAGTGTGTTTGTTAGCCCCTGTGTAATTGCGCCACTTCCAATTAAGGATGTGGGAACAGATTCGTCCATCGTAAATGATGTAAGCAATACGCTTATCCGCTTTGGACTTGGATAAGGTACGAAGCTGATCAGCAAGATCTCCCATGATGTCTGGCTTTCCGTTTTTGTGGAGATCTTTGTCCACATCAATGGCACGAACCCAGCCTTGTTCATCTGGATTATGATCTGACTTGCGAGCAGCGTGTCGGGTATCACCGATCCAACCATCCGATGTGCGGTCACGATCTGGGAACGAATCATCGAACTGTTCGCGTAGCTGTACGGCGGCTTTAGATAACTGTGGCTTCATCTTGCGCCTTGATCATTTCGTCATAAATTGATTTCAGCATTGAAGTAAATTCGCCATTGCCTCGATCAATAATTGCATAAGTTTCTTTGTCTCCCGAAGGAGAATCAACTTCAATGAAAGTTACTTTGTCCATTTTACAACTCCGCACCAAAACCGACATAAGCAGTGGCAGATCCAGCTGCTCTTACATTTCCAAAACGCCCAGACGTTGCACCTGTTACTGTCCAATTAACTCGAACTGTATCGGGATTAGACTCTGCCGCGCTGATTGAACCCGTTGTTGTTGTAATGCCTGTTCCCGCGGTGTCCAAAACTTGAAGTGTTCCAGCAAAATCTAAAGTAGTTGGTGCAACACGCATTGAAACGGGCATCCTGTGAACCGCTTCAAAATTGGTGCTGCTTTGATACCAGCCTGTGTTACTAAATACTTGAAAATTTGCTGACGCACTTGCTGGAATTCTCCAATAATACCTCTGGCACATAGCCAATTCGCCTTGAATACTTCCGCCGCTTGCAGTTTGGAAAGGCGTTGCGATAGACCCTGCTTCGACTTGTACGCCCCAAAATTCAAAAGTATTTGATTGAATACCAAGTGAACCAGTACGCGCGTTGAAATCAGTTCCAGCGGATACAAAGAGTAAAAGATAAAGGGCATCACTAGTACCGATTGTTTTTCCGCTAATGCTTGGCAAAGAGATTGTGACTGAATACCTAGCCCAAGAAGTTGAAAGCGTAACTTGCCCAGCGTAGTTAGTGACTTGTGTAGAACCGCCTGACCCAAAATTCTGTATTAGTTCAGTTGCAATCTTTGGAGTTCCTGAGTTTGCTTTTGCCCAAAATGAAACAGTTACAGTTTGACCTGCAAAAGTTCTTACACTCTCAATTCGTTGCTGAACATTTGTTACCGCGGAAGCCAAAGTCTGACCAGTTGTAACAATTCTCAGATAGTTTTTACCTTCGTATCCTGCAACTGGTGCTGCACCTGCCGTAAAGGTCTGTGCTGAATAAGTTCCAGTTCCGTCTGAGGTTCGAGTTAAATAACGATCATAAATATAAATGCTGTCTAAAGTGGTACTTGTAAAGCCTCTTTGATTGACAGAAAAGTCACCATTGATAATCTTGTTTTTACCTGCTTGACCAAAGCCAACATTCCACACAGAAGTGTCAATAGCATCGCCCAGCGTACGCATTGCCTGTGCGCCATCTTTTACGAGTGAACTGTTATCAGGTTCGCTCCAGTTATAATTCGGACTAAGTGCCATAGTGTTTCCTATTCTACCTTATCGAGTATATACATATACGACTGCGCCGCTACCAGATGAACCTGTGCCGCCTGTGCCACTTGGGAAGCCGCTTTGGAAAGCACCACCGCCACCACCGCCACCGCCATTACCAAGAACACCTGATCCACCAGCTGAACCATTGGTAACAGAATCTTGTTCAGCGTTTCCACCATTGCCGCCGCCATTGTTTCCATCGACTGCGCCGCCTGTGCCACCAAAACCGCCGTTATAGAAGAACACGCCTGTTGCATCTCTAGCACCTGATCCGCCACCGCCACCGCCACCACCTGCGCGGATGGTTGCAGGTAGTCCGATGTTACTAGGTACAGTAAGAAGTGAACCAATGCCAGATGAATTAGATCCTGCATTGCCGTTGCCATCTGTGGTTTTCACAGCTCCGCCAACACCTGCTGGAGTTCCAGTCTTATCATCGTAATAAACAACAGATCCATCTCTGGAGAATAGTCCACCACCTGTGCCACCAGCTGAACCATCTGCTCCAGCTGAGATGGACATCAAAGATCCAAAAGCGACACGATTAGTAGAGCCTGTGTTAAATGCTACTGAGTAGGTCTGTGCGGGTACGACATCGAAATTCCAGAATGCACCAGCTCCACCGCCACCACCGCCTGTGCCGCCTTGTCCGCCGTTGCCCGATGCGTTAGCACCATTCTGACCATCGCCGCCTTTAGCCTTAATGAATACTGCAATCTGCTTAACTCCAGATGGCACAGTAAATGTTGCATCTGCTGTGTAGGTCTGAGCTAGTGCGTAATCGTCATAGACAACAGGAAGACTAAATTGAGCAGGTGAAACATAAAGGCTTACATCCACATAAGTGGGAGTTGCCTTCATTACAATGTTTTCAATAAAGCCATCAAACTGACCATTAAGCAAGTTAGAAGGTAGGTTAGTGATCGAGACAGGCTGACCAAAAAAAGCCGAGATTAGGCTGTTGCGTACTGAATCGCTCATGTTGGGATTGTCAAGTCTAAAAGATATAGTCTCCAACTGACCCTGTGGAGTCTTGCGCAATGTAAGCTCTCTGTCAGCGATAGCCGTGATGTTAGCAAGTGTCTTGATGTTTGAGTCCTGTGAACGCTCGTAGAGCCCGTAGGTGGCTATAGAGCCCGCATCAGAGTTACTGTAAGTGCTTGCATAACCTGCGCCGTACTTATAGATAAGGCTGTTACGGATGCGTGAGATCTGCGTTGTGCTTCTGATAGATGAAGGGCTTGCATAGGATGCATCGAGCAAGGTGTACCCGTAAGTAGCAAGGTAGGTGCTGCGATGATCTGCATCGTCATAACTGACATTGCCGTAGCGATCCTCGTAGATCTGACCTAATGCGCTAGTTGCAATCTGATCGACCAGAGTTTGTGACTTAGCAGTCTCACTAGCTGCAAGGTTAATCATTGTGTATGCGCCTGAGTCAATCGTGCCGATATAAGACTCTGCATCATCCCATGTCGTAGTTGCTGGGTAGGTTGCCCATGTAAGAGTTGGAGTTACTTCTGCCCATGACAGGTTAAGAGCTGCGCCAAGGATAGTAGCGATCTGTGCGCCGTCTAAACCTTCTGCAAGTGCTTGATTAAAGATAGCCTTGGTAAGTCGTGCAAGGCTTCCTATGCCCAAAATAGTGCCTGTTGTGATAAACCCTGTTTCTTCTGGGCTTCTTACACCAATGTTAAAGTCTGAGACCTCGCCACCGAATACAGTCACATAAGTGCCGCTAGTGTTTTTTAGCTCTAAAGTAATTGGCTCTGTGACATTGATGGTAAAAGGTGTGTTGTCTGTATTTACTATCTCCACTCGGCAGTAACCTGCTGTAGGTTGTCTATCAATGTCTAATCTTCCAGTTGCATAGGAAACAGAGGTCACAGTCGTATAAACATCATCACCTACTGTTACTC